AACAGCCCCAGAAGTGGGAGCAAAGCCAACCTTTAAAAGTTTTTCAACCCCTCCTGTTAATGCGTCCGTCTTTTCCTTTGCGAATTCCTGGCTATTCCCAAAAACGTCGAATTTGTTCTGGGCTAAAGCAATTTCTTCCCTGACACCCCTTAGAGCTTCCTTTTGCTTTTTAATAACATCAGTCAAATCCTTGGTCTTTTCCTCTGGCTCGTCATCTATATCAATTGGGGCTTCAAATTCGCCCTTTAGAATCTTTACCGCGTTAGTTGTATTATTGATTTCAACTTTTAACTCTGCCGCCCTGGTTTGTAAATTCCGAATCTCGTCATCGGATAAATCAACGCTAAAAGATTGAATACCTCCGGTAGTAGCTACTGAAGTGGTTCGCTGTGGGGTTTTATTGCCTGACTGATCAATAGCGTTAAGTTGCTTGTTGATTCCTTCTAATTCCTTGCTGTAACTCTGAAGCGATCCTGTATTGTCATCAATTGCGGCTTTGTTTTGTTGACTAAGGAGTAGTTTCTGAGCCTCGATAAAATCCCTAGCTTTTCCCGTCGATATATCCAAGGCTTCTCCATACTTCCCGAACTCAGTTACCGCACTAGGTACAATTTGGCCGATTTGAGCAATTACGTTTTTCAGCTTTTCTTGTTCCTCTTTGGTCTTACCGTCTTTTAATTCATCGTATTTATCCAGTAAGCCCGGCAAGGAATTGTCTAGCTCCTTTACTTTCTCGTTTTGATCATTGAATGCGGTTGTAGCGTCTTTTGCATTCGCCTTAGAAAGCAAAAAGGCAGCTCCCAAAGCACCTAACACAGTGATAACGATCCCGACTGGCCCCGTCAAGGCCGTTAAGCCAGCCCTAAGAAGTGGCAAAGCCTTAGAAAGTGCACCAATCCCGAACGTCAATGGGCCTACAGCAGCCGTAAAACCTACAATGCCTAGTATTAATGTCTTTGTGCCGTCTGATAAGTTGGAAAATCCTTTTATTAGAGAGGATAGCGTATTTGATAAGCTACCGAGTATATTCTCAAGTCCAATAGTATTGGATATTGTTTTACCTAGTTCAGCCCCCGCAATTTGTAGTTCAATTCCAAACGTTTCAATGGCTTTTGATAAACCACCTTGCACACTCTGAAAGCGTTCGTTTTTATCGATTGCCTTTGTGAGTCGGTCAATAAATTCGTCCGCACTAACTCCGGCATCACGCAACCCTTCAGCCGTTACCGTCCCAAATTCGTTTTTGATGACAGCCGCCAAAGAGGGTATCCGTTCAAGGATAATTCTCAACTCCTGTTGTAATATTTTCCCTTTCGCAGCTGCCTGAGATAATTGTCTAGCTACCTCGCCAACATCATCACCGCTAGCCCCCGCTAGTGTTGCGGCAATCCCTAATTGACGGAGCGTGTTTTCTACATCCCTGGCATCTTTGCCGACTGCTTGTAATTGCAAAGAAGCGGTAGCCGCTGTCTTTAGGTCGAGCGTGGTTCTTGTGTCCTTGACAATATCAAGAAGGGTTTTGAACTGCTTTTGCGCTTCTGGCAATGATCCAGTTATTGCCGTTAAACCTTTTTCTAGCTTATCAAATTGTGCAAACGTTCGAACAGAAGCAACACCAGCCGCCGCGAGTGGAGCCGTAAACCTTAGCGTCATTTGCTTGCCAACGTCCTCAAGCTTTGCCCCAAAACGAGACAAAGCATTGTTTAGCTGTTTAAGGGACTTCCTTAAAGGGCTATCGTCAGCACCAATTCGGATAATTAAATCGTTACGAGGCATTTTTTCGAGTCATGAGGCGATCAAGCCGTTCAAAGTATTTTTCTCTCTGTGCTCTTTCTTCCTCTGTTTCTTCTCTAGGTAGTTGTATGTCGCTATCCCAGGGCAAATCAAAAACCTTCCCGTCTTGACCTGGCTTCCTGTATGGGGCGATAATATGCTGACAAATTAGCCGTGTTTGTTCCCAATTTTGCCGAACGACCGCTTCCTCTTTTTTCTGGATAGAATAAACAAGGTTAAAAACCGCCCTGTATGAACTTTTCCAAAATTGATTTTCTGTCCAGCCAGCCAACAAACATTGACCCATTAACCAATCAAGGCTTATACGGCTTTTGCTAACTTCCCCTTTCCCGTCTTGGGTTTGGCTTGGGTTTTTTTTTGGTCTGGTTCTTCTATGTCGCTAGTCATTCCTTTCTGAAATTCAGCGAATATTTCCCCCATTTCCTCGCCTAGTAAATTGATCTTCTTGGATAGCTGCCTTTTCGTATAGGGAAACTCAATCCCTTCCTCGATGCAACCTTCGTCAAAGCCGACAAAAATCAAATCATAGATGAATCTAAGGTCTTCCCCTTTTAATTCTGTTATGTTTTGGAATCTGCCTACCTTCTCTAGTAGCCCACCAAAATCAATTTCGTTCTCTTCCATAATTCGGGCGAGCCCGTACATGTCATATAAGACAGGGTACGGCTCACCCGCAATTAAAACGCGCTTTAATTGCATAGTTCTTGAATTTTATGTTACATCCCCAGCGGTCAAAGCTCCGTCACCTTTGAAATTTACTGTATAGGTTCCAGTCGCGTTCACCTCTGCATTTTCTTCGTAAGAGTCGATATAAGCGAAGCCAGTTAAGTACCGATCCGCTGTGGTTTCTGTTCGCCAATACAGCGTTAACCGCGTTCGTGCTAAAGCCGCTGTGATTAAATCCACTCGATCCGTTACCGTTCCACCATTCACGACTTCATCCTCGGAAATGAATCCAGTTGTTGACATAGACCATGACACTGTTGAAGGGTCTACCTCTTCCGTGTTACCCGTGCTGTCTTTGTGAATGATCGAAGTCATTTCGATTGATGTAGATAGAGTACAAGAAGTGGCGTAACCAATAGGCTTTCCACTCATATAGACCCGCAAATTAGTTCCTGAAATCCTTCCCATTGTTTATTTATTTAGGCCACCCTTATACCAAAGGTTTGGGTGATATGGAATAATTCTTTTTCTACCTCGTAAGGCATATCTTGTTGTTCTGTTTTCCAGATTCGTTCTACCGTTACGCTGTTTTTTGTTCCGGTATACCAATCTAGCTCCGTATCAATAGCGGCTGCAATTGATTTTGCATTGCTGTAATTTTTGGAGTATATATCAACATCACAAAAATGATTACCCGTCTGTATAGGGCCATCTTTGCTCTGTTCCTTTTCTTCAATTGTTTCATGATAGACCACTGCTGGAAAATCAATGTTCGCGGGTATGGTTGTAGCGTAAATCCTATCGCCAATGAGAGCCCCTACCGGAACACTATCTTTTAGCAAGTTATATATTACTGTTGCTGGACTCATAACCCGCGTCGGCTAAGTATTCGATTGATTATTTTAGGTTTGGCTTCTCTCTTCACAATGTTTAAAACCGTTGCTCTGTTTTGAGCGAGTGCTGGCTTTAAAACTCTACGACCAAAAGCCGCAGCACTTCCAAAAATCATAGCAGCATAATAAGCATCAACGGGTTGCCCTGTTTTACCGTACTCTTGTGCTTTCTTTTTAGAAAATTGTGGCCCAATAAATACATCTTCACTTCGCCCCAAAGAAAGCGTTTTTATAGACCGCTGTAAGTTCTTAGGGTGATATACCGCCACTTTCTTACCACTTGAATATCTTGGGTTTGGCCTCAATCCTATTTTACTCCTTGTGCCTCTTGCTGATCGAACAGGAGCTAACCCCCTCGCTGTTTTACGAATAGGAGCCGCCGCCTTTCTAAGTATTGCTTTCCGGTCTCTCTTCTCAAAATCCTTTATTGCGTTGTTTATATCACGCATGTAAGAATCTACCTGTCGTTTTATGTCGTTCGAGTTACCTAATGGCATACTATGTCGTTTTATCCCACGAATCCCCTAAGAATTCGGTTTCAAGAATCGTATAAAACCGTTTTGAATCAGGGATAACACTTAGAATATTGTAGTAAAGATTTTCGTATTTAACCAGCATCGTACTTTTTACAGTACTCAAGTAGCGTATTCTAAAATTTACACTCATTCGATCATCTTTCTGATCGGATAAAAGCTTTTCCCCTGTTGCCGTTTCTTTTGGTTCCCAAGTAGCCCAAACCGTTGCCAATGTCGTTTCACCTGTCACTATATCGCCTCCAAAATCGCTATCCTCGCTAGTTGTAAGCGAAATAATCTCAATCCTGTGGTTCATTTGCCCAACATGATCCGCTACTTCCGTAAATCGTTTCATACTAGGTTTATATAGTGCTTGCTAATCAAAAAATCAGCGGTTGTCTTGAATTGACGAACGCTGTCGGCTCGTTTCTCGTAGAAGTAAGTCAAAAGCAATTTCATAGCAATAATTAAGTCTTCCGGAATATCTTCCACGGAAGACCAACCAGCCACATAAGTAACCGTGACCGATGCAATCCTATTACTAAGCCCTGGCCACGTTTGACCAGCCGCTAAACCCACTCTTGCAAAATGGCTAGATGTTGAATCTAAAACATATTTGCTCGATGCCAAAGTTTGACTATCCCCACTCGAATCAGTGTAAGCGATTGAGCTAATAGATTGAACAGGGTAACGAAGCAAGTTAAACGCCTGAAAAGGGTTGCTTACTTCTTCGTACAAAGGCCACGAGTCTAACGTTTCGGTAATTGTCTGGGTAAATAAGGCAAGGCCCGTACTAGACTCGATGTGTTCACGAGTAGCAGCAATTAAAGCCGTTATTAGGCTATCATCAGCGGTCGAATCAACCTTTAGCCACTCTTTAGCCTCAGCGACTAAAAAGGGCTCGCTAGTTGGTGCAACCGTCGTTTTACTGCCTTTCGTGAAAACCATTATCTATTGTGCTTTGCAATTTTATCCCAGAAGTATTCCGGCCTTTTCGATGCCTTGTGGAACTTTACATTGTTCTTAGTACAATAATCCTTCATTGCTTGTATGTCTTCGCCAAAGTGACGTTTAACTCCTTCCGTTGTCGTTAAATCGTCTTTCTGACTGATCGCTGCTTGTATTCTTGCCGCCGTCGTGAATGTCTCAGCGGATGAAATTTCATCCTCTAAGTGTATCGGGGCAATCATTCCCGCCTCTAGCAATGCCTTTGCTTTTTGAGGCGAAACCATGCCTTGATCCCCTGAGCTATACCCAAGGAACCAAGGACGGCCAGTAGGTGACTTTATAAAAGTTACCGTTACCATTTCTATGTATTGAATTCTCCTGCTGAAGCGTCTTTGATAGCTGCAAAAGATGCACTGTGACGAATCGCAATATCCCACCAGCTATTCACAACAATTCTAAGAAGAGTGTTTGTCGCTTGTGTGTATGGGTCTACCACAATGTCAAGACCCCCAAATTGACCCATAAGCAAATCGGCCCAATTCCCGAAAATGATCGCGTGCAAATTGTAGCCAGTTCCTTTCTCTAATTCAGAAGGAACAAGACTAGAAATAGCTGCGCGGTATCCGTTCAATTGGCCTTCTCCGATTGTGTTGGCAACTCCGGCCAATGGGCCATTCTC